TAACAACTAAATCCTCATATATATTTCCACACACTGGAAGTTGCATATAGTTTGAGTTCCATGTGCCTGAGCATATTACAGATCCAGGGACTGCTGAGTTTCCACTTCTTAATAGGTTATAAACCGTGTAGGAAAGCCCAGTTCCCCCAGCACTATTTAATGCTTGTTGGGCTGTTTGTAGATTAATATTGGCTACTTCAAGAGCATCATAGGCATCATTTTTATTTTCTAATGCCTGCTCAACAATTATTTCTTGTGAATCTACTGCATCCTGTGCTGAGTTTTTTTCAGAAAGCGCTAGAGCCTCTGCATCTACTGCATCGTCATAAGAATTTATAGCAGCATTTCTTTCATCCCTAAGATTTTTAGCATACATAAACTTATTTTCTGCTATATCAATTAGGCTTACTAGATCATCTTTGTAGTCCAGTTTATCTACTGCTGAATTTAAATTTTCAATTTGTTTTGCCGCCAATGTTAGCGGGTCATCGCCATTTGCACTATATAATTATAAACGGCTTATTTGCTTGTTAATAAACTCTAAGAATTTACCAGTAATTAATGCAAAGCCAAGTTCTGGTTTAGCATTAACACATTCTGGGCTAACTAGATATTTCGCCCATTGTTTTACTGCTTCTTTATTTTTACCTGAAGTGTCAGCTAAAAGATAGGAAACAATACCTAGTGGATATGCGCCAGGCTCTTTAGTCGAATAATCGTATGAAAGTATATTGTTTGAATCAATCTTAGCTTCTCCAAGGAAGGCGGACACATTTGCGCTATTAGGCTCAACAAAGTTACCAGATGCGTTTCCTATGTTTGCTACCTTTAATCCATAAAATTTAGCAAAAGAAACTTCTGCATACGTAATAGAATACTTAGTCTTTGAAGCAAGTGTGGCCACCCCTTGGGACTGATTTGCTCCAACTACTCTTCCTATGTTTCCAAGATCATTTATGTTTCCTGGGAATGATGTTGAAAATGAATCAGAAACAGGCTTTGTCCATGTGTTTGGTGAGAAAGCTTTCATGTATCTAACAAAGTTATTTGTTGTTCCAGAGTTATCTAGTCTAAATACAACTTTAATTTTTTGATTTGGAAGTGTGTATACAATGCTCTTACTTACTGTTTTTAAGACTACTGGGTTTCCATCCTTATCCTTAATTAGATTACCATTCTTGTCTTTCTTATAAATAATTTCTTTAACTTTTCTATTATTATCAGCTTTAATGGCAGGATCATTCCACATTGTTATTTCTCCCGCAAAAATCTTAGCAACGGTAGTAGATGATAGATAAACCTGTCTGCTACCTGGTAGGTTGTGCATCACAGCAATAGGTGCAGCCACTACTGGTATGTGTATGATAGATGGCTTCTTGGTTGATGCAGTATGTGCTGAATCGGAAAACCAAAAATCACCAATTCCCTTGTCTGAGGATGTTTTTCCAGCCCCAGAACCATTGGCTGAATATGTTACTAGGTTTCCTGTTGACTTGGCATAAGATGCCTTGCATTCATCAATCAGATTGGCTGGGAATGATGCACCAATAGATCTCTCTACTTCAAATACTTTGTGAGTGCTGTCTTGAGAACATTTGTATTCATATATTGGCATATTATAATCTTTCTAATAGTAAAGAGCAGTTTACAGACTTGCTCAGGTCTATCCTAAGGGTAACTAGCCCAATGTCCACGAATAGCGGACAAGACTATTATACCCTATTTGATTTTAATTGTTTTTGGTTTCTTTTCTTCTGGGACATTGCGAACTACATTGATATTAAGCATTCCATCTTTTAGAGATGCGCTTGATACCTCCATATATTCACCCAACGCAAATGATCGTGTGAATTTACGAGCAGCAATTCCTTTATGAAGAACTTCTGCATCAGTTACTTCTACAATTTCTCCAGTAATCTTAAGAGTTCCTTCATCAACAGAAATCTCAATATCATCTTTTGAAAATCCAGCAACTGCAAGTGAAACAAGGAATGTGTCCTCGTCTAGCTTTAATACATCATATGGTGGATAAGACTGTCTTGTAGCTGCACTGTGCACATTAGACATTCTTTCTAATTCCCGATTAAAGCCAATAAAAAAAGGATCTCTAAAAAGATCCATAGTGAAAGTTGTTACCATTTTATTCCCCTTTCAAGCGAATAAGTTAATATAGGCCCCTTACGGCGACCTAAATATATTATATCAAATTGTTTTTTAGTTGTCTATTTACTATTCCGCCTGCGCCTTCGGCAGGAGTCGAACCTGCGACCAAGACCTTAGAAGAGTCCTGCTCTGTCCTCTGAGCTACGAAGGCTTAGTTGTTTGGAGT